CAGGAATATTGATTGAGTGGGAGTCAGACGCTAGAAAATCAATATCCAACACTGTAGTGCCCCCGTTACCGTTAGTAACTGTAAGACGCCCCGCACCTGCACCTGTTAAAACCTGCACCTGACGAACTCGCGCTGGGCCTACACCTAGCGATCCTGTGCCTGCTACACGTTTGGTTAATACATCAGAAGACATATGTTAGTCCTTCTTCTTTTTAGGACGACCACGCTTCTTGGTAGCAGGTTTATCTTCCCATGCCTCATTTACATCAGGCGTAGAAGGATCGTCTGCTTTAAGCGTACCATCTGTGTTACGGGCACGGACTTTAGATGTCCCCAAACCACGAGCTGCTAGTTCTTCTTCGCTAGGCGGTTGAAACCGATCACTCATGCTTCACCCCCTTACGATGCTGCGATTGTGCCGCCTGTGTCAGAACGCTTCCAGTTTGTTCCGTCAGAGAAAGCCAAGATAGCGGAACCAGCCGCACCGTTTGAAACGAACACAACTGTACCTGCACCTGCAGAAGAAGCAGATGGAGCGTTAGCTACGGTATAAGTTGGAACTTTAATATCACCAACAAAGCCGTTGGTAGAGGTCACTGGACCTGAAAAGGTGGTATTCGCCATGAATATGTCCTCACATGCGAGTTAAGTGGATCTGTCTGCATGTCGTCAGTCGGGCCTGTCAGATCCACGGGATGTTCCCGATAATTAGCAAAGTACCACTGAGGTGGTAACTAAGTCAACAAAAAGAAAGGGGCCACCGAAGCAGCCCCCCTTTACCAAGTTCTCTAAACGCTTACGCGCCGGGAGAACCAAAGATACCCAATGGGTCAGATACACCGAAGCTGTAACGCTCGCGGGCTTTGTAGCGGCTGTTGCCTGTATCAAAGTCAGCATCCATCGAAGTCGCCATTGGCGCACGAGTGAAGTGCTTCAGACCGTTTGGTACGTCAGTCATCAAGAACCAAGCATTGGTGTCTGTCAGATAGTGGTTGACCGCATAGCCTTCAGGGATTGACCCATTGTTGCGTAGTGCGTTCAAATCGTTATCGGCAGTACCGACACGACCTTCTGTCTCTAGGAGACGAGTTGCCACAAACTGCAGTGCTGGTGGGATAATCAACTTACGTGGCTGAGATGCGATAAGCAAACCACGCTCGTCTGTCCAACCCGCGATCTGAATAACTGCTGCTTCAAGCGATGTCTCGTTGAGGTCAGCCGCTACTGCTGGCGTGTTAGAGTTAGTTCCACCAGATACCAATGGGTGATCGGTAGCACACAAGGATTTACCGTCACCATATGTGGTGCCTGCGGCGAAGGCGTTGTTAAGGATTGCTGCAGCCTTAACTTGCTTCGTGTACGCCATCGCACGAGCCAGTGCTTTAGTATAACGAGATGACAATGAGTCATACAGGTTATCCTCAATAGCTTCCTCAGTGATTGAGAAACCCATCGCAACTGTTTCGTGTGTGTAGCGTGCAGTCCATGCTTCTTGAGCATTGTCATACTCAATCGCGGAACCTTCACCTTTAACTGGCGCTGCTGAAAAACCGGATAATTTGGTTTCTTCCTCGAATGACCGATCTGATGATTCGGTTTCAAAGATTTCAGCGTGTTCTTCGCCATATTTTGCGTATTCCATTCCGAACAATGCGTTCAGGCCGGGGAGCAGCTCTTTAAGTAGCTGGGCGCGTGAAATAGCCATTCGTTAATCTCCTTATACGCCAGTAGTGTTACTGTACTGGTGACCTGCGTTCCATTTAACGTAAGCCTCAGTGTAACCACCACTTGTGTTTTTGGTTTCTTCAACCAAACCAATGATACGGAACGGCAACGTAGCAGTAGTTGCTGATGTATCAGAAATAGCACCACGCGAGTTACCCGAAGTCGAGTCACCTGTGTTGTCTACGCCTGCTACGTTTGCACCGATATCGGTTATCGCTAGATCACCAATAGTTGTACCTGAAGAAACAACAGCGGCTTTGAACAACAGGTCAGTAGCGTCTGCTACATAAGCCTGAATGTCGCTTGCGACTGTGCCTGCAGGATAAGATTGGCTGTACAATTCATAACCCAAGTTTGGATCAGTGTATTTACAACCCATGAAAACACCAACAGGTGTCATTGCAGCGTCGAACGGGTCACGCTCAACGGTGCCTCCGGTAACCACTTTAACGGCATCACCAAAGAAGATGCTAGTAGCATAACCGCTAGCAATACTCATTTGACGATAGACGCCCCCAACAAAGGGAACACCGCTTAGTAATTTTACCGGAACCAGACCATAAGGTCCGCTAACAGAAGGATAAGCCATCTAAAGCTCCTAAGATTAAGTTCCTTTACCGAAAGTAACCTTCGTCTTCCGTTCATTAAACAACGGCATACGAGGATCATTTTCTCTCATAAGGCTGTTATCCACAGATGTCATTTGAGCTTGTGCCTGATCGTTATAGTAGGCGTTCCGCTCTTCAACCATCTCTTTCGGAGCCTTACAGAGCATCAAACCACCGATAACTATATTGTCCTTGAAACGTTCTTGTTCAATCGCAACGATAGTAATCTCTGGATGGTCTGTTGCCTTTACAGGCTCCCAACCTTCACGAAGTTTTGAAGAAACGTTTGTGGCATCAACCTGACCTTGCGTACTCACACGCACCCAGTGGAAGTCGTACCCCGGCTCGGGATTGGGAGATGGCAGCACCTCGGGGCGCGTCCAAGCCTTTTTACGAACTGTGCGTTCGCGGGTCTCTAACTCACGATCTTTACGATTATCAGCCATTTTGTTTCCTCATATCTAATGCAACCTGTTTGGCGTATTGTTGAGGGGTTAACCCCAACCTCTTAGCGAGCTGAACTTGGGTCTTGGTCAGTGTTACCTTTTTAGGGGCTGTGCTCCGCGTTGCGGGTGCCACTACCTGTGTCTTTCGCTTTGGTTCGGCATCCTCGAAATTATCGGGGAATACCTGACGCATACGAGAATCAATCGTCTCGTAGTATTCATCACTATCAGGGCTTACACCCTGTTTGACAAGTTTATTATGCAACCCCAGCGCTAAACTTGTCATCTCATCGTCGGGACCAAACCACGAATTAGCTTTGCGCCATTCTTCGGCTCGTGTATCGACCTGTCCTGCTGGAGCGGTTTCTGGTTCTGGTTGTACAGGAGTTTCTATTTCCTGTAAAGTTGGTAACTTAACATTTAGTAGCTTTTCAGACTTCAACTTAGCATTGGTTAAGTTTTCCTGCGCTTCAAGCACGGCATCTGAGTTTCCAGACTCATAGGCAGTCTTGTATTGCTTTTTAGCTAGGTCTATCTCATTCTCTACCTGCTTTTTAGCCTGCTCAAGCAGCGCCGTCTGGTTTTTGTTGACGTTGCCTTTTAGCTTCTTATTTTCTTCCATAAGCGTCTGAGTAACACGCTCAAGTTCCTGATTCTGACGTACAGCTTCTTCTTTAGCCCTACGCTCATCATGGTAACCCTTGCTAAAATGCTGGATGCGCTTGCGAACCTTATCAGAATAGTCTTCCAACTCTTCATCAGTAACCTCCGCTGGGGGGTCGGACGGTTTGCGGTTCCGGTCAGCTTTCGGCGTATCGTCAACAACCTCAATCTCAAGCTCGTCACCATCACTATCCTTCTTGCTCTCAGGTTCAGCCTTCGATGCCTTATCTTCTGCGAAATCCTCCGCAGTCTTCTTACCAGATATATCAATTTCAACTGCACCGGAGTCCTCTACAGCTATGTTCTCATCTTCCGTTTCAGGAAACTCAAATTCTACTTTTTGAAAAGCCATATCTACGCCCTTTGTATGCCCGTTGGATCAGCTACGACAGCCTCAATAGAGTCATCATTCATTAGCCGATACTCAATACCACCAATAGTGAACCGTGTGCCCGAGTTCATGCGGAACATCACAAAATCACCCTCTTTACACCAAGGCCCAGTCGGAAACCGCTCTTCATCCCCGTATGCTTGGTCACCCATATCTACAACAAGTCCAATGATAGACATGATGTGATCTTGGGTTTTGGCGGTATCTGTCTTAATAATGGAAGTTCCCGATATGGTTTCTTCCGGTTGCGGTAGTGCTACGAGTACGCGGTAGCCTACGGGTTTTGGGAGTTGTAACTCCAACTCAGCATCGCTGATTTTAACTGCTGCTTCAGTCATCATCGTCTTCCATATAGTTTTTCGCAAGGTCTTCAATATAAGATTTGGTGGCTTCGAGACCCCGAATTAAGCCAACAACTTCCCTATAGTCCGCATAATCTTTAGGTGACCCTGCGTTTAGGAAACTCTGTGCAGACGAGATATCCCCGTCGATTTTATCTTTCAGCACGTCAAAGACGGTTTTTGCCATAGTGTGTTATGACTCCTTTTTAGGTGCCCCTCCGCCCTTCATCATACGGGCGGTCTCTAGGGTCATTTTGTTACGTTCAGCGCGACCTGTTTGCTGCAGCTTCACGCCTTTTTCTTCAGCTTCTATAGAGAGTTCTGCTTGCTCTATTTTTACCCGCTCGGCGTCCAACATAGCCGCGGAAGTGTCTTTGGCCCGCTGAAGATTAAGCTGTGCTTGTCTAAGCTGCGTTTCAGCTTGGTCTTTTGCCGCCTTACGCTGCACTTCTGCTTGCTTGACCTGTACCTCTGCCTGCTTGAGCTGCATGAGTGGGTCTTGTGCCTGTTTCTGTGCCTGCTGTTGCGCAACCTGCTTCTGGTGCGCCTGTGTAAGCTGTGTACCTGCTTTAGCTACAAGACGAGACAATTCGACCTCGATGTCTTCTGGCAACTCTTTGTTGGGTGGGGGCAGGTCTGTACCAAGCCGCTCTTCGATCTGTTTACGATAGGAGAATCCAAGATGTTCAGCGATGTGCGCCTGCATAGCAGCCATAATCTGTTTTGCCTGCGGGTTTTGCCCAATCATCTGTGCCACCATCGGGTCCTGCATAAACGATCTGTGGGTCGTCATATGCGCGTCGTGGTCTTGGTAGATAAACGCCTTCATCGGCTTGCCCATCAACGCATCCATGTTCTCGCTGATTGGGTCTGTAGGCTTCGCATCGTCCTTCGTAGGCACCAGCTTATCCGCGTTCTTTACGCCCAACACCTCTATCATCTGCCTATGTAGCTGCGGCAAGTTGTATATTTGTGGTGCCTGCTGTGACATCTGGAGGACAGCTTGATACTGTACCACCCGCTGTGCCATCGTAGAACTGTTAGGATCGCTCACAGGGATCACATCGACCATCATGTAGTCTGCCTGCTTGGCGCTCACTTCGCCTCTCACAGGCACGTATGTGTACTCTGAAGGTGCATATTCAGCCATGATGGCCTTGAGGAGCTTGAACTCCTGCTTCATCGCATAGTGTACACGCGCTTGTACCGCAGCCATAGGCTTCAGAGTACGCTCTAACAGGGCCAACGTAGTCCCAACGGGGGCGTTAGCCGACATATCCGAGATGTTCATGTCACTAATCGCACCCAATCTGCGACCTTCAGTCGTAATCTGGTTCAAAAGGGCGAGAAGGGTCTGGCTAGGTTCCTTGTACGGGAGAGGCATGATGTTATCACGGATACTACCAGACGGCACATCCACATCCTTAAACTCACCCGGTTCTATCGGAGTATCGTCTCCCTTGATACGTAACCCACGTGACTTCAGCCCACCGGGGAGATTCGATAGGGTGCCTGCATCGACAAGCTGACGTATCAAGGAAGTTCCTGCTTTAGCGTAGCCGCCAATGATATGTATGAGGCCAAGCCCATAAAACCCAAATCCCGGTACATATACATAGTGAACGAAGTGCTGACGCTTGAGAGTAAGGGGGTCTCCCTCTTCGTAATTCCTACGAACCGCCAGCACTTCGCCACTACCACGCTCAATGGTGACAACGTATGGACGAGCAATCCCATCGTCGTCATCGACACCCTCAATAACGAGGTCAGCGTGGATCTCATAGATAGCGTAGCGGTCATCATTAGTCAGCGAGTACCCGCCGTCTTCCGCTTTTTTCTCTTCTATGTCGGTGTGAAACGCTTCAGGTTCTCCAAGGTCAACATCTCTGTAGAACCCACCAGCCTGCAGCTTCTTCAAATCGTTCTTTGTCTTACGCATAATGTGCGTAACACGCTCTGCAGCTTCGATATTTGACGCTCCATAAGGCACAATTACGTCTTCTGCGGAGATATACACAGCCGCTTGGCGACCTAAATTTGGATCAAAATACACCTTTTTAAACGCTGATCCAGCCAGCCCAAGGCTATATAACATGCGTTCATGCTCAGGGCGGTACTCTATCATACGCTCCGTAAGCTCATAATTCATGTCTGCCTTGACACGTGCGGAGGCTTCTTCCTTCTCCTTGGTCTCTTCACCAAGGATCTTGGTCTTTACTGGCCCTGCAGCAGGGAATGTTTCGCTCATTGTTTCTGCCTGAAACCGTATCGCGGCCTCCGCCAACACGGTAGAGAACACGCCGCATGCGCCTTCCCATGGGTCTGTGCGTTCCTCATACTTGAAGCCCAGCACATCCAGACCCTTGACGAATGTATCCGCCCAGTCTTTGCGGCTATCTATATCAGACTGTACCTGCCCCATGAGGTCGTCAGACAGGCTGTTAAGATGCCCCTCGTCCAGAACTTCAGCTAAGTTCATACCGAACTCAGTAAAGTCCATCTCATTGCCGGGAATTATGGTTATCTCCATACCCCCATCGGATAGGGTTACAGCCTCTGGATCTATAATCTCTATCTCCAGATCAGGAACTTCCATCTCTTCCATGTCGGTGATGTCCTCGTCCATCCCGAGTGGGGCGGAATACAGTCCTTTTTCAATAGCCATTTCTAACCCTCTTAATAATATCCACCGCTGCGTTGTCTCCAATACTGCGGTTCTTCCGGTTCATCAGTGGGTAACCGGATAAACCCACCTTGCCTAAAACGCATCAGAGCCATAACCGTCGAGTCCACGAGGTCATCATTACTCATAAATGGGAATCCTGCAATCTCTTCTACAACTTCTTCTGCCCAACGTGTCTGTGGCACCCATACAAGTTCGGACGCTATTATGTCCGCTACGGAGTTGAGGCGTGCCGTTTTATCCCCAGACCCCCTATGTGGGGTGTACTCCGATATCGGCAAGCCCATACGCCGCATCTCTTGATATAAAGCCACACCAGAGCTTTTCTTCTCCACAATGAACGAATCAGGCTCCCAATCCCTATACTCGTCCATGGCAAGCTCTTTAAGCTCTGGGAACTCCATACGGCGCTTTATGCTGTTTAACAATATAATATTGTAGTTGTTTGTGTGCTCGTTCAGGAACACTCCCCACGTGGTGAGCGCTGTATAGTCTGCACGGTTGTGCTTCTCTGCGGCAGCGTCGAGCGACATTATAATGTACTCACACGGAGGCGGGCTTTCCTCAGTCCACTCCTGCCACCACTCACGCTTGACGATAGCTGCTTCTTCCGCGGTGGGTTGCTGCTGGTACTGAGCGTTCCATTGGAACGTAGGCATCGACGCCTTAGTCCGTAACAGGGCGTCTAGGTCAAAAAACTCAGGCCACAGGGGCTTCTGCACCTCTTTCTTCGTTTTTTTATTCATAACGTCTAGGATTGCGGGAAACTCTACTACCTCATATTGATCTGACCGTTCATTCTGCGTCATGTCACGCACAACACGACCCGTCAGATCGTCCATATGCCACCGTGTCTGGATTATAGCCACCCGTCCACCGGGCATCAGACGTGTTCGCGCACCGAATGTGAACCACTCGTAGGCTTTTTCAAAGACTTCAAAGTTCCCGTTGATAACATCTTGTTCAGAGTGGGGATCATCAACCAAGAGGAGGTCAGCACCCCGCCCAGCAAGAGCAGACCCAATACCGCACGCATAATATTCGCCTCCTACGTTGGTGTTCCACCGTCCAGCCGACTTACTATCCTGAGCGAGCGATGTGGTAGGGAATATAGAACGATACTGATCTGTAGCGATCAGGTTACGCACTTTACGACCGAAATCCACCGCGAGGTCCGTGGTATGAGACACCATCATAACCTTTTTAGTGGGATTTCGCCCCAAAAACCAAGCCGGATAAAAAATAGAAACAAGCTGGGATTTGCCGTGTCTGGGGGGTATATTCACGCAAACTCGGTCTTTATCGCCCTTTTCAATACCCATTAACATGTTAGCTAGTATACGATGATGCTTACCAACGATGAAATCAGGCATCATCAGCTTGCAAAACTCTATCAGATCGTCATGTGCAGACTTGTTTGCTGTCCGATTATGCAGCTCATCGACCATTTTATCGATCTCGGCCACCTCATCAACACTAAACGAGTCCAGATTAGCCAGCATCAGCTCAATCTCCTCATCCGTGAAGTCCAGCGGCTTATTCATCGTCGTCGAACCCGAACTCTTCGTCTATATCAACGGCCTGACCCTCTAACACCACCGCATCTTCCACGTCTGGCTCGGGATTTATGAGCTTTGTAAGCTTAGTACGCAGCTTTTCCTTAATGTCGTCGGTAGTTTGATGCGTAATAGTGACCTCAGACTTCTCCGCAAACAGCCCAACGTCCGAAATCTTACCCAACAGCTCCAACGCACGTATCCTTATGCGTGCATCAGGGTTATCCGACTCTTCTATAAGTTTATTCGTGACCAGATGACGTAACTGGACCGACGATTCGACTACAGAATGACCAAAATCTTTCAAAATCTTGTCTGTCAACAGCAAAGTTGCAGGTGTGAGCTTTGATACCCGTGACGCCGTAGCCTGTTTAGACGTGCCTTCTGGATCTTCTGCGTAAGAAGTGGCTAATGCAGCCGCAACATCCTTATCATTACTGTCTACATCTATGTCTAGTCCATGGTGAGAGAGAAGTTTTGCAGTCTCGGCAGCGGCAGATGCCCTTACCGTCAGGTCTACCACGTCGGGTAGCTCGTCTATAG